ATCATTAGTTGAGCTGCTAAAGTTATTAGTGGATGATATCGAGTCATTGACCACATTCAATGCATCATTAGAGGAACTACTAAAGTTATTAGTGGATGCTATAGAATCATTAGATGTACTAAAGTTATTAGTGGATGCTAGAGAGTCATTGACCACATTCAATGTATCATTAGAGGAACTACTAAAGTTATTAGTGGATGCTAGAGAGTCATTGACCACATTCAATGTATCATTAGAGGAACTACTAAAGTTATTAGTGGATGCTAGAGGATCATTAGATGTACTAAAGTTATTAGTGGATGCTAGAGAATCATTAGAGGAACTACTAAAGTTATTAGTGGATGACAACGAATCATTGACCACATTTAATGCATCAGTAGATGAGCTGCTAAAGTTATTAGTGGATGCTATCGAGTCATTAGATGAGCTACTAAAGTTATTAGTGGATGCTATCGAGTCATTAGAGGAACTACTAAAGTTATTAGTGGATGCTAGAGAATCATTGACCACATTCAATGCATCATTAGAGGAACTACTAAAGTTATTGGAGATAATGGATGATTCAGATATAGTAGATTCTGGAGCAGTATTATAATTTACGATTGTGTTATTTAAATTACTAAATGAACCATTATCCTGATTTATTGATGATATCGAATTATCAACTGCACTTGATGAATCATATTGAATGTTGTCTATATTATTTGTAGTATTCACTGATGTAATTGAGTTTGGAAAATTATTTCCCAATTTCGAAATTGTAGTATTTGCACCAATATTACTTGATGACAGTGAATTTTCATTTGAATAATTATTTGATGATGCTACATTTAAGGTATTGTCATTTAAATAATTTTCTAAGGATATAGGATTGGTATTTAAGATTGTATCTATATTGTTCGATACTTTTACATTATTATTACTGTGCAAATATTGTACTGGATGATTTGTCATTCCTATACCACTATTGGTTAAGGAAGTTAGATTAGATTCTATATTGTCAGAAGATCTATAATTACTATTGATGTTTATAGGTGTATTATTATTTAATATTCTATTATTATAATTTTTATTATGTTTTGCATGTGATCGCAAAATATGATTTTGTACAATATTATCTGTATATTTTATGTTGGAATTTTCATTATCAATTATTAAAGACGAACCATTTGTTATGAAATCATATGGATATTTTGTAATAAATGACATACTATATTCATTTGATGTATTGTCAAATTGTTTAGTATCACTACTAGTGGTCGGATGAACATCCAAACCATATGAGTCGTTCAAGTAATTTGAAATATAATTGATATTGGGTTTTAATTGGTATTTATTATTATAAAGTAGATGTGATTGTATATGTGTAGTATCGACTACAGATGGAGTAGAAGATACAGTATCTACAGAAGAACTAATATTATTATTTCTTGTTTCTATTTTTTGATTATTTATTATATTTTCTGGATTGACAATCTTTTTAATTCCGTGGAATTCAACGGGATTAAAATTAATCACATTAGATATACCACTATTAATATGTTTTAATTGATCGTCAATTTTATAAAATGTAGATTCTTCTCCACCTAATATATTTTTGGTGATATCTATCTCATCGTTTTTTTTTATATTAATACTATAATTTTTTCCACCATCTATTAATTTAATAGGTGCTGACGAATAGTTGTTTCGTTGATCTAAATTTATATTGATATTTACATTTTTATCAGATCCACCAGATACCGATCCAGATCCAGATTCAGAAGTCGATACACCATTGTTAACGAGATCTAGACTAGAAGGCTGAATGTTCGACTGTGAACGCAAAGATAGAGAGTTAGAAAAAATATTTAAAATTTCATTTTTCAAACTGTCTAAATTTTTATTTTCGATCATCTATATCTCTTTCCTGTTTGTAATGACATATCATTTTTCTTATTGGCCAATCTATTATTTTCATTTTCTATGTGCTCCCTCAGTAGTTCCACATACATGTCTCTTTCCCAAGGTATTAGACTTTCCATCTCGGTCAAAGAATACTTGTAAAGATGAATCATCTTGAATACTAGTTCAAAATATGAACCAAGTGATATGTGGCTGAGGCTTATCCGAAAAAATCTTTAATTCCTTTTAGAATTATACTTCGTTCTACTCCATCTGATGTTTTATAACTAACTTCATGTTCTATTCTGGGCATTGTTGCAAAAAATTTGATTATTTGATCAAATTGAATTTTTGTCATATTATCCACAAAATCTTTTAATTCCTCACTAGTAGAATCCTTTGCCATTATTCTTTGATCGGGAGTATCAATATAATCAATGCAAGAAACTGCTAAATCATAAAAATCTAATAGTTGCATACTCTCGACTTCATTTTCAATAAACAATGAAATGCTAGGGTATTTCATTTTAATCATTAGTTCATTTGAAATTTTTAACTCAGTAAAATGATTATCAAATGTCTTTACTTTTATATCTTCGAGATTGATAACCAGTTTTACATTTTGTTTAGTTACAGGACATTCTAATATCGGTGTGACTACTTCCAGTACAGATTTAGATCTTAATTTAATAAAAAGATATTCTAAATCAAAAATTGGAAGAGTGGCAGCATCGGGTAATCCTTCATAGCATTCATTTACAATTGATACTATTGCTTGATGGATTTCATTTTCCTTTCCTGTTTCCTGTGCTATAAGTAGCATTTTTTCTTCTTTTACAATAAATGGCCTAAACCATACAGTTTTATTAGTTGATGGTATTTTTGTTTGATATTTTGGTGATGTTTTTTTTAATAAATCTACTAGTGTCATAATAACTCCATATTTTAGAAAAATTTATATTGTTTGAATGCAAACACAACTACAAATGTTCCATATCCAGTGGATTCCGATGAAAGTGAAGTTGGTGTTATTGAAACAGGATATGCATCTTGCATTAAAACTGCACAAGTTTCTTGACTATTGTCAGATGCATCCAATGTAGATACTAATATAGTACCTAATTGTTTATCTCTCGTATTTGAATAATCAGAATATTGATTCGCAGATACTTCACTACTAAATGGATTACTAAAGAATGGAACAAGTGCCTTTAGAATACCAATACCATCAACACTAGATGGTTCTGTAGCTGTTACGGGAATAACCATATCCATCCATCTCTCAAAGTATCTTCTTTCATACCAATCTTGATATATTATAAAGGTCATTGCACATTCGCCATATTCTCTACGAATTGGTATTTGTTCTGTTGGGCCCCAATATGAAAATGGAACTTGAACGAATGATCTTTGTGGTAAAGTTACAGATTCTGGATAACAGAATATTGGTTGTAAACTAGGATCAACAAATGTACATTTATATCTAGATACTTGTTGAATACCTTTATTATCTAGAACTCTTTGTCTAAAATTGGTTATTGTATTTGCGGTTCTGTCCATTAAAACAAATCCTCTTCCGTTAGTATTTTAAATTTTATATTTTTATCTTTACAAAAATTTGAAGCAGATTTCCATTTTGCTTCATTGATTTTGTATACCATGCTTTCTTGAAGAAATGTATTTTTTTTCTTTTTACCCAGTTTTGGTTCTTTTGTTTGTTTTTTTGGTTTAATTTCTATTATTATGGTTTCTATAGTTCCACTTTTATCTTTAGTTTCTATGATAAAATCTGGTATATAATTATGCATCTTATTATCAATAGGAGATAAATACGGTATCTTTAAAGATTCAAATGCCCAGCGTATTATATTTTTATTTGTATCTAAATATTTACAAAATTTTCTTTCCCATAAAGAACGGCATGAAATTATTTTTATATTACCTATATACTTTGAAGGGTTCTCTGGTGTATATTTTGTCTTGTATGCCATATTACTATATATTAGAATAGGTATAGAAAAATGCTATGATCACACAAATTTTTCCAGCAAGTCCAGAATTACGAGGTCAAATACCTCTGTGGTTGAAATTTTATTGCTATGAGTATTCAAATAATTCACTACTTCGAGCGGTTACTAGTGTCGTTGGGGCCCCAATGCTTAGAGTTATTCAAGTACCAGCACCCAGAGAATTTGCCACAATAACTGATGTGGAATACAATACAAAACTTGGAGTCACGGAAACTCTCACAGAAGCAGATCCAATGGATGGATTGATGGAACCACTTTCTTGGTTTGCTGGTTGGCCTGATGCTTTTTTGAATTCTATCGGTATAGGTGTAAGTGTAGATATGGATATGTCTGATACTAAATTTATCGGTGTAAATAAAAGAGTATTTACATTTAAATTAGTATTACCAGCAAGAACCGAAGAAGATGCTCAAGCTGCATCAGATATAGCTGATGCCTTTGAAGCATTAAGTTTACCAACTGCTAGATTGGCTTCAATAAGTAAAAAAATCAATCATCCCCCGATGTGGTCATTTGGTATGGGAGCAATTGATGATCTTCAAAACGATAGAGCATGGACTGGTCAACCCCAATTATCATTATTAGATAAAGTAACAGTCAATAAATCAGCATTTCAAGATTCTTATGCAATTTCTAATGGTGGTAAGTTAAAACCTTTAGCACAAACTATAATTTTAAGTTTTATTGAGTTAGAACCAGCAATGCGTTCTTCTATGCCATTTACAAATGATATAATCAATAGATCAACTGCATTTTACACTCTCGGCGGTTTAGCAAAATCTGGACTGAATGCAGGACAAGCAATAGGAAGAGCAGTAGGATTAGGATAATATGTATTTTAATAAATTTCCAAAAATAGATTATAAATTTTCAAACAATCAAACTTTACCAGTTGTTGATATTTTTAGAAAGGTATCTTTTTCCCAAGAAAGCCTTCAAAATTCAAATATATTCATTAATATAGTTAATGGTGAAGGCAAAAAAGCAGAAATACTAGCATATGAATATTATAGTAATCCAGAATTTTCTTGGTTATTATTCATGGCAAATCAAACAGTAAATCCCAGTTTAGATTGGCCTGTTAATTATGATACATTTAAACTAAATCTAAACTCAAGATATAGTGGTTTTGTATATTATACAGTAAATATTAATAAATTACAAGAGGGTGACATTATAATGAGTGCCATTATAACAACGCCAAGTGGTGTACCCAATATAGCCTCTATTGATGTTACAACTTATGGAATGATTACTAGTATAAATAGAGAATTAAGATATTTTCATTCAATAGATTTTATTAACTCTATGTTACCTTCGTCAAAGGCTATAATTTTAAGATTAAATTCAAATGGTAAATATAGACCAGTAGAAGATGAAAATGGTATTTTAATTGTCATTAACATATTGAAAAAAGAACCATATATAACTGCACCGAAATATTTTAAATATGGACCATTGATAATATCACCATATAGAATATTTAATGTAGCAGGATTAACAGATGCTACTGCATCTCCTGTTACAACTGGAATTTATGAACCAACAGTGACTTCTGATCCGAATACATTATACAATACTATTATTTATTCGTATATGCTTTATAATCCTATACCATCTGGAGTAGTAAAAGTATCAATACAAGAAGATGAATTTGCAATTCAAAATGCAAAATACAATATAAAAGTCATAAAGCCAGAACTTATTTCTGACATAGTTGACCTATTTGATAAGACAATAAATAGTAATAGCATAGGAAGAGCTCAACAGATAGAGCTATTCATTTAATATTATAGAAAATTACAATGGAATATAATGTAACAGACAATACCCCAAGCCCATTTCCATCATTTCTCCAAGAGATAAATTTTTATGATAAAAATTATCCAAAGACTGATGATTCCGATTCTGGTAGTTTACTTACTGGTACGGATAAAGGAACAAAGGTGGATGGCAAGAAATATATTCTTTTTAACGATAAGCTAACTGGTTCTGGCTATGGTTTGAGTTCATTGCTTTCATTGGAAATAACAGAATCAATATTTACACCATATATGGCAGGAACATTAAAATTATATGATGAATATAATTTAATAGAAACTGTAAATTTTACTGGAAATGAAACTATTGAAATAGTTTTCCAACTTCGTAGTATTGATGATCCAATAAAATTAAAATTTAGAGTGATATCTGCAAAAGCAATTAGTAATATCGCCACACAAGATAGAATCAATTATATAGAACCAGTTAGAGTGTATAGTCTTGAATTCATTTCTGAAGAAATTTTTAATAGTACATTTACAGATGCATTTTTAAAGGATTATAAAGATTTTATTGGTTATATTGCAACATCTAATAATGAATCAACATTAACCAATAATGGTGATACTGTAGAAATAAAAGGGTTAGTAAATGAAATTGCAAAACAATTAAAATTAGAACCAATTTATATCGAAGGAACAAAAAACGGTATATGGCTAAAGCACAATGAAATTTCATATCCAAGTGGAAAGGATCATGGACAATATTCATTTGCAAATTTATTGCAACAAGTATCAAATTATGCAGTTTCAATGGAAAATCCAAATGCTGTTAATTATTTCTTCTGGAGAGATAGACAAGGTTGGAATTTTAAATCTATTGAAAATTTAATAAAAATAGGAAAATTTAAAAAAGCATTAACTACTTTTGCAGAACTTGGTGGCGCATTTGTAGATGATGGATTTCTAGAAGAAAATAAAATTCAACAATTTATACTTGAGAGTGATGATGAAAAAAATCCATATAAGATATGGAGTGCTGTTTCCCTCACTCAACTCGATAGTATGAAACAATATACTCAAAAAGCTTATTCTGCATATTACAGAGCAATAAAACCAAATTTTAATGATCCATATTCTAATTTTTTGGATACTACTGAAGGATTCACTGGTGGTATTGTGGATTATGATTATCATAGAGATTATGAGAAAGTTTCTCATATTGAAGAATATAAATTAATTTCTGATGATATTGAAACTAGTCCTACTTTAATTAAAAATGAAAATAATAAATTCATACCAAAACAATTACCAATACCTGCATTCAGATATGGTGATGATTCTGTCTTTGGTTTCTATGATAACATGAGATATAATGTTCCGTTTGGTCAATGGGTATATAATTCAACAGATATGGGATTTGGTAAGAAAGTAGATAATCCAGCAGTAGTATGGTGGGATTATTTGGGAAGAAGTGGCGACTCTCGTTGGTCAAATACTGTATGGCAGCCACAATATGATATGACTGATTTAGATGTAAAAATATTACATAAAATCAATAAAAATATCAGAGAACCGTTGAGACAAAAAAGACAAAAATTCGTAGAACAAAAAAATATAAAAAGAAAATGGGAAGTATATCGCTGTGCAGTTTGTTGCCTAGAAGGTGGTGTCATTGGTGGAACTGCGGATGCAGCACTGATAAACCAATTTCAAGGAATAAGTGGTACTACCTATAATATCCTATTTGGTGCGACTGGTATTTTTTCAGAACTTGAGCAAGAATATAAACTAGTTGCGGCTGGTTCATTTACTGATATAATAAATTATAATTCAGGAGATACAGCAAGTCAAAATGGTTTGACATTCTCATACGATTTATCAAAATCTCCATACAACGAATCTATAGGAAAATTTTATAATTTTAATAGTGATCTATCCAATTATGTTAAATATGTATTTGATAGAGGTTTAAATCTTTATGATATATCAATTACAAAAACAGAAGATAGATTATCCAAAGTAGATGGTTTTATCACAAATGTCGATGCATATATTGCAAGTATAGACAACTGGATTACTCAACATATCCAACAATGTCCAGAAGAAACAACACCAGATTCAACTAATAAATTTTATCCAGGATTTGGTGGCGTAAATAATGGTGAAAGAACAACCAACTCTGGACAAAATATTTCATGTGGAAATAATTCAGATTATTCTGGATCATATTCTGCATATCCAAATGGTGGAAAAATACCAAATATTACAATACCAGAAGGAATGTGTTGGAAAACATTTCAATTTTCCTGCCCTGGCTATGATAATTATGAACCACTACCAGAGTTTGTTACTGTATGTTCTCAAGATATAACAGCTGGACCAATTGAAGTAAACAATAATTATGTATCATTGATTGATGGATATTACTATCGTTATTATAATCTATATTCAGATTACTACGAATGGTCATATCAATGGCAAATGAATAGTTATTATGAAGCCAATAATGAACCAGGCGAACTAAAAAGATGTATTGATGCTGGTGATTGTTATAATACTGTATGTTTTAATCCAATTGCTCTTGAAATTCAAAAGAGAATGGCAATAAATGAGAGAAAGGCAATATATGTTCAACTTCAATTATTGAAATACTCTAGAGATTTAGTTTCTACACAATTACTTCCCAAGTGGTTAAATCAATATACAGAATGGTATAACAGAGAAGCATTCTTCTTCTCGAAACAACCAGGCACAAGTATATTTACGGGTATTACTGGTGGTAGAACTGGGCCAATGAAGCAATCACTGTCATTATATAATATCAAAAGCATAACCCGAAAAGAAATGAAAGGTAGTCGTTATGAAATACTTGCTCGTTCTAAAGGTATAACTGGTTCTGCAATGGGTGAATGGGTATATGATATATTCTTTGGTAATGATCCAAATGTTAATTCATTAATAAAGCATCCATATTATGATCAAGGGTATTCTGATAAAAATGGTAAAGGTTCTTTCATTACTCAAAGAAATGCTCATTATGTGTATTCATTTGAAGATGCCAATCCAGAAAATAATCCACCATGGCAATCTCAATATGCAGAAGAGGCTATAGATCCTTCAGAATTTACAGAACGAGCATATAGTGCATTTCCTCCCAATGTTGTAGATGGAAAACCTGGGTTTACCAAATATAAATTAGCATCAGATGATTTAAATAGTTTATCTGGATTTACAGATGATGGATTTAGAGAAACCTTTAATGTATTCACAAATGATTTGACGAATCAAAAACCACCAAATATAAAAAAGGAAGAATTATCATCATATGTTCGTATAGAATTTGAAACTCCAATTGGTTTGGATAGAATTGGTGATTTTCCAAATGGATTTGTTAGAGATGCTGGTATAGAATACTTTCTACCATATCTCGTCCAACTAACACCTGGACCAAATGGCAGACAAGCAACACGAAATAATATTGCAGTAATAGGTATGGATCCATATGGATTTGATGTTGCAATTAAAAAACATAAAGTAAATGACGATCAACAGAATAAATCAAGAAATTATTGGTGGTGGAAAGAAACACCAATAAACACAGGTCTTAGCGAAAATAGCATGGATCTTTGGCCAGAGATTGGTTTTGAGACTAGTAGACCATATTATACTTCAGATCCAAAGGGATTCTGGAATAATACAGCAGAAGCAAAGGACTATTATGGATATAGTGAATATGGAGACTGGTGGGACTATAGTAGCAATAAAGCACATTGGACCTCGTCGGTAGATCCAGAATATAAATTATCTTCTCTTGGTAGTAACTATATAAATTCTTCTCATAATAAAATAAAACCACATAGATCATGGTGGTCATTTCATTTCCCTAAAAATGTTTTTGTTCCTCAAAGATTTTTTGGTGCATTTAATACTATGTTTAGTGGATGGTATGAAGGATTTTATAGTGGTGCATATTTCACATATGGATATTGGAACTACCAGTGGTGGTATGGTGAAGAGGTAGAACGATGGCTCCGACTTGCAGATACACCTGATACTCAGGAATTGTTATCACAAGCAAATATGAATAATCTCCTCATGCCAAATACAAATGATGGTTTTGCGGAAGCAATGGATGTTTATACTCCAACTTCGATAGAAGATATGCATCCAGACTTAAAGAAATATTTTACTAATACATCATTACATTGGTTTAATTCCGATTATACTGTTTATAGACCTGGTCTGATTGCTTCAGATGTATGGAAATATGATCTAAGTGGCGAAACCGAATACGGTCTAATTACACCTCCAACCTTAGAACCAAATTATGATATATTTGATAATAATTTTGCTGCACAATTTGTTGTGTTTGGTAGATCGACTAGTCTATGTGCTAGATTTACATGTGCAAATCCAAATGGAAAAGTTGAAAACAAAAATTGCCCAGAAGAAAATCCATATTGCAATTGTCCAGCACAAGAACACATGCCAGAGGAAAGAGAACCAAGTTATCTAGAACTTTATCAACTATATAATGAATTAAGAGAATGCGATCTAATAGAAGAACATCTAGGAGAAGAGTATCTTGGATGTGTATGGATTGATCCAAATAATCCATGTAGCTGTAATTGTCCAGAAATTGGTAAGAAATTTCCAGAATATTTAGAATATACAAAAACATATGCAACATATTGGGACACACCAAAAGACACACCGTTAATTAGAAATGCTCAGATTGCTCAATTTATGTCGCAACAAGTAACTATTTCTATTGCACCCAATAGAAATATAAAAATTGGTGATCTAATTAAGGTAGTTCATAAAAAACTTATTGAGGATGAAATTCCAGGTGATGCAAAAAGATTTGATGGATACTGGATGGTAACAGAAATAAGACATATTTTTACAGAAGAAACAAGTCAGCATATGCAGTTAGTTTTAAATAGAGACAGTATACCAAGAAAAGCAAATTAATTCATGCCCATAAATCCAACAATATTGAAAAATGTATTTTCAGATTTACCAATGTTTTTGACTAAAAATTCATTTACGAATGATATTAATTTAAGAAAAGATTTAGGATGTATTCGAGATTCTATAAAAAATATAATTTTAACCAATACAGGTGAAAGATCATTTGATTTTGAGTTTGGTGGAAATATTTATGCATTATTATTTGAAAATTTAGATAAGTTTCAATTATCTGGATATAGAATAAGTATAGCAAATAAGATTAATCGTTATGAGCCAAGAGTGGATGTGACGCAAGTTCATATTAATTATGGCATTAAAGATATAAATATTGTAATAGAATATTCAGTTATAAGTTTAAACACCAAAGACAAAATAACAATCAATCTCGAAAGGTCGCGTTAATGGCAGCAAATGATAATATACCACCAGTGCTTGGTAGTTTAGATTTTAATGAAATTAAAAATAATCTAATAGAATATTTAAGAAATCAAAATATAATTAAAGACTATAATTATGAAGGTTCTGTAATACGAACTTTGATTGATTTATTAGCCTATAATACATTCTATTATGCATATTATTCCAATATGATTGCAAGTGAGATGTTCTTAGATTCTGCACAACGAATGGAATCTGTTATATCGTTGGTTAAGCCCTTGGGATACACTGTTGCTGGTAGAAAATCAGCAAGAACAACAATAAATTTAACTGGGTTAGCAAATGTTTCTAATAATATAATACCAAAACATTCTATTTTTTATGGCATCAATGATGATGGTAGAAATTATACATTTAGAAATCTAGACGATGTAAATATTGCAGATAGTCAATGTGCAGTAGAAATAATTGAAGCAAAAGGTTTAGTGTATGATACCACAGCAATTCAATCTCTAGATGTAGGAACACAAAAATATTTTATACCAAATTCTGATATTGATTTATCCACACTTCAAATTGAAGTAAAACTACAAAATGAAGCATCATACAGTGTATGGAGACTTTCTGGAAATATAGGTAGTTCTAGCGATATAGATCAAAAAATATATTTTGTAGAAAGAACAGTAAATGGTTTTGTTGTTCAGTTTGGTATTCAAAATAATTTAGGTATCTCACTAACAGCAAATGATAATTTAAGAATTAGATATGTAACATCATCTGGTTCTGAAGCAAATGATATATTTGTTTTCCGCTCTGCTGTAATATTTGGAACTGGTAATTTCAATTTAAGTATAGTTGATAAAGCTAGTGGTGGATTAAATGAACCAGATTTGAATACTATTAAATTTTTAGCACCAAAGTGGTTTTCTGCTCAAGATAGAGCAGTTACAAAAAATGATTATATTGCATTGATTATGGAATCAGGTTATGCTCAAAGCCTAAATGATTTTGCAGTATTTGGTGGTGAAGAAATATATCCACCAAAATATGGAAGAGTATTTGTTTCATTGAGTACCACTAATCAGACCATAGTAACTAATCTTATAAATTTCTTAAGAGAAAAATCAGTAATTACTATATTTCCCGAATATGTCATTTCGGCATCTCTGGATGTAACTGCAAAATATGCCTTTAACTATAACAATGGATCTGCATCACAAAATGATAAACAAAGAATAATAAATAGTGTAAAATCATATATTCAAACTAATTATTTGATAACAAATAGTTTCAATGCTACTTTCAATGCACAGACAGTTTGTGATGATGTCAATGCATATTTTTTAGATTCTGGTGTAGTCATGAATCCAGAGGATTTTAAATTATTTTCACAAAAGATAATAAATCCAACTGATGGTGAAATAGTTTTAAATCTTCAAAATGAAATTGATGTCAACATTATAGACGAGCTACAAATAACAACTCCATTTAGAACCAATGAAAACAGAACAATAATTCTATATCTAAGAACAACATATTCCACAGATAGAAATAGATTCGTAGACTTGATCGCCAAAGATGCTACATCAAATACTGATTTAGCTGGATATTTTGGTAAAGTACAAATAAAGAAAGGTGTAATTCAAATACCAGCAATCGCTGCTACAGCATTTACCTTGACTATTCCTTTTCTTAAGAAATATTTCACTTCATCTAATAACAATTTAGTAAGTATATATCAAACTGGAGTTGAAATAATTTGATTACACCGATAATAGTTCAATCTCCAAAAAATCCAAACCACCAACTTGAGGAATTTTTTAATTTATTATCAACATATGTTGATGATGGTTTACCGTCAGATGGAAATACTAATCCACAATTAAAATATTTACTACCAAATGGCATAGAACAAGCATTAGATGGTTTTCAACCAAAACTCGATACATGTGGTTCGGTATTTGATATTTCTAGATACATTCCATTATGGGTTGTACATGAAAAGAACGATGATCCAGATAAAAGAAATGCAATAAGTGTTTTTGATTTTTTGCAAAAATATTATGATTGGTTATATTGTGATTCCTCTAGTGGAGCACAATATATGCTTTCTGAAAATCTTTTAGATTTAGTTGATATAGAAAAAACAAGAGAAGAATTTTATAAGAGATATATCTACACATATATCAATGGTTTGAGTGAAAATATTCTTGTAAGTAATGGGGGAACGGTTGTTCCTTCTGCATTTGTTGATTTTGTAAAAGGAATTCGTAGAGAATTTTACCAAAGAAAAACAACCATAAATGGAATTAAATATTTCTTTAAGGTATTATTTTCAGTAAATGAAGATGATATCTATGTGTATGAAACAAAAAGAAATATATTAAGACTAAATGGTGGTAAATTTATATCTGATAAATTTAAATTTAGTGGAGTAACTGGTGATTATGATAATGTAAATAATTTAGCTGGTTCATATTTAAATAATGCTAGATTTCATGATAATGATTGGATTCATGAATATTCATATCTATTATCTGTTGGAATAACTGCTGCATATTATGCCCAATCATATCTGGACTCAGTACATCCAGCTGGATTACGCATAGTTTTTGAAAGAAAAATTTCAGATTATATTGCACCAACTGATGACATAATAACCAATGGCATATGTGAAATTTCAGTACTAAAACACTATTCTGCATATAGAATAAATACAGCATATACTACACAAATTGCAACAGGGCCTGATGGTTCTTCATTGTATGGATTGACTGCATGTGGTGGATGTACTGGTTATGGTGGATTCACAGGTTCAACATATTTCTTTCCAAATTGGTCACCAACTATAAGTGAAACTAAATTCAACGATATAAATATTTTTGACTTTTTCAATATGTGTTTAGATTCTGGAATTACTACTCCAAATGAAAATTTATCATGTGCAAATTGTTGATCACATTACATTGTCACAATAGGATACTAATATGTCTGTAAAATCGGATAAAGTTCAAAAATATATCTCAGAAATAGGAAGTAAAACTCAAAAATATTTACTCCTTGGAAAAAGCAGAACTTCATCTGCTACAGATAATAGCAATACATCATCTATTAATTTATGGAGAGATTCACAAATTACTTATAGAATTGGAAAAAATGATGTCGTTGGTGTTGTTCCTAATGTATCATGGAATAAAAGCACAGTATATACTCCATGGAGTTCTTCTGGTATAAATACTGGTTCATTCTATAGTCACAATAAATCTAACGGAATAGTCTATCTTTGTTTATCTGACAATAGTAAAAATAGAAAAGATTTACGGGGAAAAAGTGCTTCCACAATAGCACCATCACATGAAACGGGTGTTCAGAGATATGCTGATGGATATGAGTGGCTTGCTCTTTATAAAATAACACCTTCTTTGAGTAGATTTGTTAGTTCTTCATGGATTCCTGTAATATCTTTAAATGATTTTCAATTTGATACTACTATTACAAAATATTCACAGGTATTGAATTTTTGTAGTGGAGAAACAGGTGCTTGTGGTAATTGTGGTGTATATGTTAAGGAAAATACCCAATTACCCGCAACAGCATCGACTAATACTACTTATCTATCTGGAGAGTTATATACTACTCTGACAGATGTATTTTGTTATGATTGCTTTACTATGTTTGATGATGATGATAATTTTGTTTCTATATTCTATGGATCAGATGCTTCTGAATCGTCAATTACCATAAATGATAAATTAACAGAGATAGGAGAATATGTAAATAATAATCAATTAGCACCAAGTTCTCCATATAATCAGCTATATAAAATGGCAATCAATAGTCCAGAAGATGGTGCATTATTATCTTGTTTTATAGATTTATCTTCATTTAGTGAAAATGATCTAATAGTAACAGCAGCAAATCCAGAATTTACCATACTTACTGCTACAGGAACTGGTGCATCAATACGATTAACGACTCATATAAATTCATCTGGTTTATATGTTGTAGATGGAATTGAATTATTAAATAGAGGTTCTGGATATTATGATGTAGATTTAAATCTATCAGAATATCTTTTTCCAAATATAGATGTAGATTTGTTTATATCAACTATAGATTTAAATTTTGATAAAATAGATAGTATAGGAATAGATCCAATATCTACTCTAGAATGTAAAAATATTTCTACTGATATACAAATTTCAACAACTCAATTAATAGAAAATAATATAACCATTCCATCACAAATTGATTTTTATGGATTTGTTGATAATCCTTTATTAACCACAGATGATGATGAAATCGTCCCTGCGGGAACCACAATAAGCAAATATCAATCATCTATTCAAACAAATAATACAAAAATTCAAATAACAAAAACAGGAGGAAGTTCTCCTTCTGTTGGAAGTAATATAGTTTTGAATAATACAAATACTTCCAATATAATGTATGATGTAAATGTAGTAAATGCTACAAATGAAACAGAAAATGATATAATATTGGAAGTAAATGGTGTAGATACAACGGCACTTACAAATTTCAATACAGCATCAAATGCAATTACAATATATGATGGTACAAATTCATATAGTGTATCGGCTTATACTGAAGTACCTCCAATTGTTCAATATAGTGGTAATATATCTGGAACAAAATCAATATCATCTCAAGTATTAGTATCCGCAAGCGGCGAAGTACCAAAAATAATAAGAATTAATAGAATAGAGGCAATATAATGGCAGGAATAACACCATTCCTTTCGGGAAATACACCACTAAAAAATGCACCATATTTTAGTAGAGTAGCAAGTACAAATATAATTGATAGCGTAGATAATGTAAATTATCCAATGCTTGCATTTAAGCCAGGTTATGCTCTTCAGGCATCAGAATTAAATGAAATACAAGAAAATTTCTATGTTCAAAAAACTCTATCAGATAATCTTCTTCAAAAATGGTGGAAAACTGGAACAAATTTACAACTAACTGGAGTCGCAACAGACTCATTATATGGTCCTGGATGGGAAGGTGTCATACCACTAGATCCACTTCAATTGATTTCTGCTATTATTCCTCAAGGTAATAATAATATATTGGTATTTAACTCCAATGAAGCTGGTGGATATGCTCCTGGATATCGCTGGTATTTGGTTACAGATCCTACTACTAAATTTAAATTCTGGATGAGTATAAATGTAAATGCCATGGGTATTTCTCTATTTACTAGTACTTTACCTCCATTGACATATGTTGGTTTAAAGGTAAATACATCATTTGTAAATTGTTCTTCTACAGAAACGGACCCTGGTTATATTTTTAATGATAATTCTTCTGGAAATTATATTCAAAATACATGTGGTGCAAGTAGATATAAAATTGCTCCAAAGAACACACCTTGGGTGTCACGAACCACGCTCACGGCCGATTTTCTACCATTATTGAAGATAAGAAAAAATGCTGATACAGCATCGCAGGGTGTAATTTTAATTCAGTATATGAATAATTATTTAATAGCAAAGACACCTGCATAATGTCTGTATTATATTTGGATGACAATACTGCATGTAATAGAGGAGGTCTTGCTTATGTCAAAGAAAAGCACGACTTATATGTTTGGAATTATGCATCTTGGCCTACCTCCGAACCCATATTTGGAACCGTTCAAATTCCCAGTTTACATGGAGGATTATTTCCAAATGGATATAATCTAAACAGTTATGCCAACGACACTGCCCCCTTTATTCCAGATTTTAGTGGTAAGAGTATAAGAATAAAACGATATGGTGTTCCTCAAGGGAATCTTAATTATATTAATTTTGATTTAACTTATTGTGTGCCCTCAGATTTAAACACAATATCTCCAGATTTATTATCAAAAATTACAAATATAGCATATTGGAATAATGGTCAGCCTACTGGTGTACTAATATCCCCAAGACATGTTATTATTTGTGGTCATTTCTTGGGATCAGGACCAGCAACATATGAATTTTTATTCTTATTAAAGAATGGAACAACGATATCGTGTCCTTCTCAGAAGGTGCTACGAGCGGATGGATCTCCTTTGGTAACTGGAGACATGCATGTCTATAGACTAGATCAATCTTTACAAGACTATGTTACTTCAAATTTAATAGCAGTATATAATGATTATTTTGATCCAAACGATATTGCAGTAGAAACATATTTTAATGCTAATCATAATACTGCTTTTAGTCGTGCAATATCTTGGAGAATATGTGGAGCAGAAAAAATTGTTAGAGGAACTCTTAATTTACAGGTAACATCAAATCCACAATACAATTATTATTATATAAACTTTAGAAATAATACAGCAGAACTATATTCTACAAATATTTTTACAAATCAACCTTATGATGCGTCAGTATTTGTGGGCGACAGTGGTAGTCCATTATTTGTTTATAATAAAACTACAAATAAAACAATATTAATGGGATTGCAATTCGGCGGCGAATTGACTCATGTAATATCTGCTAATGGTAGTTTAAATTTATTCTCTTTACAAAGTGAATTAGCTACATATGGGTATTCTATGAACAAACTAACACCATCTAATGTAGATTTAGTAAGTGTATCTGATTATATTACCGTAGTTCCGAGTACAATAAATCCGATTAACGATATTAATACCTTTAAAAATATCAATACATCGCCACTATATAAATATCCTTATAGTAGCAGAATTTATAGCAAATGATTAACAATTATTCTCATATTGGTTTTTTACCAAGCAATTCTTTACAATCATCCGAATTGAATGAAATTCAGGAAAGATTTTATTTAGACCAAACATTACAAAATACTTTTTTATTTAACTGGTTAATTCTAACAGAAAATAATTCTATTATAACTGGTCTAGATTCTAGTCCATATTTAGGACCATATGTTACTAATGCTATACCAATAAATCCAAATCTAATAGAAGCATATAAAACTGCTGACAATATTATAGTGAATTTAAATATTGGTTGGTATAAAATAAATAATTCAATAACAAATAATATAAGTATTTGGTGTTATTTGGATGAAATGAAAACAATATCACTTCCAATATCTTCCTCTGCTGGTCTATATACTATTACATTGGATGTTTCATTTACAGATATTCCATGTTCACCCGAAGAATCTGAAGAAGGATATACATTCAATAGTAATGTTGGTGGTTACATTGAACCATGGATTTTTGGTTCCAATAGATTTAAATTAGTAATAAATGATTTACAAGTAAAATATCCCACAGATCAAACACTAGATGATTTAACGATTATTAAAATAAGAACTGGTATAGATGGTATTGCATTTGGTAGATTTTTAATACAATTTAATAATAATTACAAAATCAATGATATAAATATCTGATAAGAGGAAAATAATGCCAATTACATCAACATCTCAAATTAATACACTTGGAGCGAATACTACTTTTTACGATTGGTATACTAAAGAAAATGACGAAATAATTGCCAAATTAAATCTCATTAGCGCATTTTCAGCTACGGGTGGAGATGGTATTTTAGCTACAACCAATAGTTCAGGTCTTGTGACAATAGCAATCGGTGGAACTGCTGGAAAAATCAACGCAGGATTAACATTTAATGGTGATGTAGTTTTTAATGGTTTTGTTTCTATTCCAAATTTATCATATAAAATAACAGGTATTACTACTGGTACATCTGGATATTCATTTGGTTCTGCTATTCGATATGTGAATACCACTAGTGGATATACTCTAGCAAAAGCAGACAATCAAGAAAAGGCAGAAAGTATAGGGTTAATCTCTAAGATAACCGATACGGGTTCTTATGTAACTATTCTTGGTAGAATTGATGGATCATTTACTAATGTAAATGGAAATGGTGGAACTACTCTGTCTGCTGGATGTTTTTACTTTTTGAGTCCATCGGTGACTGGTGGTATTTCTATTACCGAGCCAACCAATAGTGGACAAGTTTCTAAACCACTCATGCTTGCTCTAGGACAGACTGCGGGTATAGTCCTACAATATCGCGGTAATTATATAAACAGTGCTGCGAGCGGTTCTGGTAGCACAGGTGGTAATAGAATATTCATAACTTTAGATTCATCATTAGCTGGTCTAAGTGCTCAATTTGGAGTAGGTAATGTAGTTTCATTTAATCCAGCACTAGATGAAACCGATACTACTACAATTAATTATTTTGCAGACAATGGTAATAGAAATTTATTCAATGGCTGGTTCTTAAGTAGAGCAACTAATAATTTCGATCTTCCATTTAGTGGAAGAGAAGAAGATTTTGTCGTTGGAATAATAACAACAGTTACAGATTTAGGTTCTGTATATGGATATGAGATTGCTGTTTCGGGAAATGTTCAATATAATTTAGGTACGCCTGGTGTATATTATTTAAATACCGATTATGATGTAGACACTCCATCAAGCAGTCAATTGGTTATTTCCAGTTCTCTAAACTATAATGGTAAAATATTTGCAATACAGTATGATATTTCTAATCTCATTGTGATAAATAATCCAAGAAAAGGAATATTTGGCCAGAGCGCACTTGCAGCATCATTTACTTCTGGTAGTTCTGCTGGTTCTTATATCAATACAGAAAATTTATTCCTAAATGGTGATTTTTCAATATGGCAAAGATCTTGGACAGGAAAGAATGCTGGATATACTGGTACAGGTGATTTATTATTTGCCGATATGTGGCGTCGTCATGATGGTATATCAGGAAGCAACGCAACAAAGAATTATAATATTCAAAGACAAACTTTTTCAAATATTCAATCAGATGTAGAAGGTAATCCCAAATATTATATTGATGTTAAGGCACTTGGATTATCTGGAGCAACTGGTGATACCATGAATATTGGTCATGTTGTTCGAAATTCAAAATCATACAATGGACAATATGTTACTCTTAGTTTTTATGCTAAATGTACATATTCAGATTATACTATAAGTCCATACTATGCAAGATATAATGGTGTGACTGAAATTGATTATCACGATTTAAGTTCTCCAGTAACATTATCCACAAGTTGGCAACGATTCGATGTTCCATTTTATGTGGAAACATTGCCAAATCCTGGTGTTGATTTAGCAGATGATTACCTAGAAATTGGTTTTGATTTTTATTCATTGATAAAATTGGCAAACACAAACGCCATTCCACTTGGTCAGAATCTAACAGTAAGTATTGCATCAGTATGCCTATATGGAAATCAAGCATATACCTTTCCACACATTCATAAAGATGTAAACGAAAGATTAAAACACTGCCATCATTTATACTATAGCACATATCCATTAGATGAAAATGTTCTAGATGAAAGTATGATCAATAAGAATGAAGCATCTTTGAGTTGTAAAAATCATGTATTGCTACCAATAAATAATTGTAACTATGTTCAATGGCCAAATGAAATGCGAGGAGAACCATCTATCTCAATATTTTCACCAAAAACTGGATATACAGGTGATGCATATAATCAAACAGCACTTAGAGATTTGAGAAATTGTTCTGGTACTTTGGGATATAATTCTGCAAGAAGAGTTGCAAAATTGGATGCTCCGACTATAGATACAATATCTTCAAAAAATGGTATTAGAATATGTGTTTCTGGTGGTGGTGTTCCCTATGATAATATATTTTATCACATAATAGCAGATGCAGATTATCCAATATGAGTACAAATACTTCTTCATTTTCTTCTAGCACCGTCTTTATTGAAGGTAATGATGGGGGTTCCAGATTACTCGTAAACCTACCAAGTGGTTCCTGCACGGGTGGTGTTGGTGAGGGAGATGTTATTCATTATGATGCTATAACTTTATTTTATAAAAAATCTATAGCAGATAATCCTCCAAATTCTGAAGTTTTTGGAATAGTTGAAGCTTTAAATCTAGATGGTTCGGTTGATGTAGTAATTTATGGTTCTATAGCATTACCATCAGAAGCAATAGAAGATATTCCTTCTGGTTCAACTGGATCTGGTGGTGGTTCTGATATTTATTTTTTAAGCCCAGATACGGCAGGCAAAATAAGAAACACAACACCAAATGAATTAACACAAATAATAAAACCAATATATCAAGTTGCACCACATGGTCTATATAGTGGAATAGTCATGAATTATATTGGATACAAAGTTCCATCAGATATAACCACAACTACACCACAGAATAGATCAACCCCTACTGGTTCAATTGAATATTATCTTCCTTTACCATTCTATAATGAAATTACTACTATTTCTAATAACTATAGAAACATAAATCTAAATCCTACTGCAATTCCAAATTTGATTGATAATTCAAATGGTGAATTTTCAGAGTTTGTAACTAAATACGGAGATTATTTTGGTAAATTTTTCGTAGCAAGTTTTACGCCAGTGGCAGTTAATGATTTTGCTGGTCTTCCTTATCCAACATGGGATCCTGTGGCTGTATATAATACTTTCGGATATAGATATAGACCTTGTATTATGTGTATTGTTCCTAGTTCTCTTAATGTACTCTACAGTTCATGTATAGTGGATTTTTTAGAATCCAAAATATTTATTCCACAATCATATGCATATAACATATCTACGCCTCCAAATCTAACAATAGGTGCTGGTGTTACATATAATATTAGATATAACGACAATCCTGGTCAGGGCGGC